GAGAATTCGATTCGGCGGGATACGGCGAATTATTTTGGTAAGAACATTGAGGGGGTTGACCCGAACAAGGTCTTGCGCCGTACTCAACGTTTGGTTGACTGTTGGCTGGGGGAAATGCGCGAAGTAATGGTGCAGATCTTTCAACTTTGTCAGCAGTTTATGGACCCCCAGCAATGGGCGCAGATTTCCGGTGTACCCGATCTGCAGATGCCGCAGGATCGCAACACGATTCAGAACTTGATGACGTTGACACTTGAATACGACAGCCGCGACCTTAACCAGGAATATCTGACTCAGAAGCTCGAGTTAATAAATACCGTTTTAGCGCCTACTGATGCTGCTGGCGTGCTTGATCGGGCGGGTCTGACTCAATATGCGGCACGCGCTATTGACCCTGCTTTAGGCAATCGGATTGTAAAGCCGCAAGGTGAAATGACTGCCAAGGAGGTGGCTGATGAGCAGAGCGCGTTGAGTCAAATAACGACTGGAGTTGAGCCGGCAATTTACGAAGCGAATTCCGGTCAGAATCCTCAATTAAGATTGAGTGTAATCCAGAGCACTTTACAGTCGCCTGATTTTCAGCAATTCATAAAGGCCAACCCGATTGCGCAGCAGCGTTTGCAGAAAAGGATTCAAGCGTTTCAGTTTGCGATAGACCAACAAAATAACGCTACTATCGGAAAATTGGGCGTGACTCCCAGTTCAGTTTCTCAAGTTACTGGTGGCGGGGCTGTTCCTGCACCACCAGCATCATCGCCTTAGGCGGTCCGCTCGTTCCGTATGGGTTTCTCGGCAATTTTGGCTCGCTCATCACGCGTGGGTTTCTCCTAAGCTATGGCTCGCTCTAAAGACTTGGGTTTATCTTGTCAAGTGGCTCGCTCGCCTGCTGTGGATTTCTCCGGCTAGATGGCTCGCTCGCAACCCTTGGGTTTCTTGCAGTTTGTGGCTCGCTCTCGTTGCGTGGGTTTCTCTGACTCGATGGCTCGCTCGATGCGCTTGGGCTACTCTATATCTTTGGCTCGCTCCTCATCAATGGGTTACTCAGCAACGACGGCTCGCTCCAGCATTCTGGGTTACTCCTGGATCATGGCTTGCTCAAGTAATGTGGGTTTCTCGGGTCTTATGGCTCAATTATTCCATCGTGATGTAAAATTGCCTTGCTATACGGTTCACGGATAGGCAGTCCGCGCGATTCTCTGGCTAGGGTCCAATAATGCGCCAGAAATATTTTGACTGTCCGGCGCTTAGCTCGGGCGTGCAGATGGCCGTCAGAGAGCTTGCCCTCTTCCAAGCGTTTGCGAGTGACGGTGTCGGCGCGAAACTTCTTATTGGTCAATTGAGCGCTGGCAGTGGCAGCGTATAGTCCGTTCTCGTTTCGGCTGACTTCGTCTCCTTTGAATTGGACATAAAGTTTCCCATACACAGCGTCCTCTTTACCGGAAACCTTGACGAAGCTCTCGCCCAGTTTCCAGCATAGCGTTTTTAATCGGGCATTGTAAGGCAGCTTTTGACCTTTTACCTTGTGATCAAAGCCTGGAGCCATGCCGGCGAACTTCCATAGAGCCGAGATCGAGTTGGCTTTTTCGGGCACGATATGGGCGGCTAAACCCGCAGCGATGATCGGTCCGATGCCAAATTGGTCAAAAGCCCATTTGGCTTCTGCCGGTGCGCTAGCGCTTAAGACCCATGCCTGCAGTTTAGTCGCGAGCACTTTCTCGCCTGAGACTAGCCAATGGGCGAACCAAGTTTTCAGTACCCCTTCGCCTTCGGTGCGCTCCTTGTTGGCGTGAATGATCCGCAGTTTTTGCGCGTCGTAATAAAGCTCGACGGCATCGGCGACGTCCTTGGTTTCAAGTCTGTGAGCCTGTAGGAGTTTTATCAGCAGGACGTTCTTGGTCTCCTTTTTTATTTCATCGAGGAGTCTTTTTAACTCTTCTTCGTTGTTCTCTTTTTCGTTTTTCATTAAGCGCGTTCTCGACTAATACGGTATTTGACGCGTATACTTGAATCCATGCCTCTTGCTACACCTGCAGTTCCTGCTCTCGGTTCCGGATACATGGAAGTCGATCCCGCAGTAGCCCTTTCAGGCCGGAACGTCGCTGAGACACAATCGGTTGGACTTCAAAATGCCGCATTCACTTATGCCTGGGACCAGAACAAGAAAAAGCTTCCGAGGAATTTCGGGGGTGACAACACTGCTATTGACGCAATTTTCGCGATTGCTCAAGCGTACGCTTCTCCTCCTGCGACTCCGACCCTGACCACTCTTTCCCCCAACACGAAGGTGCACGGCGCTGCGGCGTTTGACATGACTTTGACCGGCACGGGATTTACGCCTGGTTCGAGTGTGATCTTTGGAACGGTGACCGAAACGCGGGTAACGTTTATCAGTGCTACGTCGCTTTCCGTGACAATCTACCCTGCGTACATCCCCTCGGCGGGGACCGTGGCAACATCCGTCAAACCGGGCGGGGGAGCGGCTGCTTCGGGAACGGTCAACTTCACGGTAACTTAGAAGGAGAAAATATGCCAGTAACTGAAAAATCAGTAGTGTTCGAGGGGTTTACGACTCCTGGTCCAGAGACAGTTCGAGTTGAGACAAAAGCAGTAGAAGCGTGGAATGAGCCGGCGTTCGTAGAACAAATAGCTGCTGCGGGGTTTCCCGGTTCAAGCGTCCATACCGACGAAGCATTCCGGTATCACCTGTTTAATTTTCAGGCGGGGCCTGTCAAGTCTAAAAAGGAAGAGCCCAAAGAGCATCACGCGCCCAAGGAAGAGCCTCACAAGAAAGAAGAGCACAACCGCAAAGGTCATTAAGGCGTGCCGATCCGGCCAGGTTCAGAGACTTATGGATTCCGTTGGTGGTTTAGGCCGAAACCGCCTGTAAACGCGCAGGTGGTGCGGATTGCCGAAGGTCCTCAAATTGATCCTGAAAAGATCGGCTCAATTTTAATTGAGATTAACGACCGTCAGTGGCAAGCCGTTCGCGAGATGTTGATTGAGGCGAAATTCAAGGCCGAGAGCATGCTGCGGGACGAAAAAGTTATGGAACATCACGGCAAGCTGGCTTTTTACTCAGGTTGGGTCGCTTACTCTGACTACGTTCTGGCTAACCTGGAGCGGGCGAGAGAAGACGGTCGCGTTGAGAGAATTTTGTGAACGCTTGACCGTCACCAAAACCCACCGCTTTAGCCGTGGGTCCTTTACTTTGGCAAATGTGCTATTGCTTCGTTAAGGCGCCCTAGTAATTGGTCGTTGAGCTGAGAAACCATGAACCAAACGCCGGCTAACGTAATGCTGAAGTAGGTGATTTGGATACCTAGGAAAGCAAAGGCAATCCATATTTCGCGTTTCAAGATCCAGATTTTTAAGTCTGTGATTGCTTCGAGCAAATCTTGTTTGGTGGCAGGTTGAGTTTCGCCGTTCATATTTTTTCGAGTTTTTCTTTAATCGCGGCTTGGACGAATTTGGTTCGTTTGTAGGCTTGGATCTTCGTCTTGAGTAGCTCAACCACATCGCGATCGAACCCGAAGTTCATGATTGTTTTCGTGCTGCCGGTTGGCTTGCGACCGGCTCCTTTGCGTGCGCCTCCTGTGTTCACAGTTGTGTTCCTTTCTCGGTGATATGAGCAATTGCGTCATAAGGGATATTGACGACGTAACCGAGGGAACTCTTAATTACGATCCAGCTTACTCCCATAAGGACATCACTGCGTTTGCCAATCGGCCATGCTGTGCCGTCCGTAGTCGTTAAAACGACAGGATGAAAGCTTTCAGCGTCAAGGAGCAATTCAAGCTTTTTGGTTGTTGTCATTTGTGCAGAATGGCAATTAGCAAGCCCGATTGGGCGATTAAAAGGCCAATGATCCATTTGAGCTGAGTTGCCAAGGCCTTGTGAAGCTCGGCTCGCAAATTAGCCATGTCTTCTCTATTGATTCCGAGGGCTTGGTGGAAATCTGCTCGCAAGTTGGCTAAATCTTCTTTGGCCGCTAAATGTCGCAGCTCGATTTGAATTTCGTCGTTGGTCATCTCATCAGGGTTCCAGTCCAAATAATCAGCGACACCGTGATGATTAGTATTCCAACGAACATCATATTGAAGATTTGCGCTTTTTCTTCTGTAGTGCGCTCTGTCGGCGTAAGTGAGTTGTATCGAACCTGCTCCAGCAGATTATTAGTCCGACACAGTAGCCATAACATGAAGATTCCCATATTTTGCTTAGGCTGGCCGGCCGATATGGAAGGCGATATGCAAGAGGACCCAAACGACCCAAATGGCAGGCACGCTCAGGAACAAGATTATGGGTGAAAGCAGCAAGATGCACCAGAGCTTGAGAATGGCGTTAAGCATATCTTTAAGAGTACGGCAGATCTAGAAAAAACTGTAGAGGTTATTCAGTCTAAGCAATATTGATTTGCTTTTCTGCTTGCTTTCTGGGATTCATGATTCACTTCGATGGCTGACATGTCATCGATGACCATTCTTGAGTGATCCTCATGGCAGAAGAAACAGAACATCCGTCCGCCGGTACCGAGCCGGCTGAGCAATCTCAAACCCCAAGCTCCCCTTCTGGTGGTGACATGGGGGAGTTGCTCTCGCGAATACCGGGACTTTCAGATTATTTCGGCGCGGAAAAACCAGAAGAAAAGCCGGAGCCCAAGGAAGAGCCTCAAGTTGAGGAACCTCCTCCCGAGGGACCGGAGATTGAACCTGAAGATCAGCCTGTAGAGGCGAAGTCGGAAGAAGAAGAGAAGAAGCCGGAACTCCCGGCGAGCGTTCAGAAACGGATCGACAAGCTGGTCGCCCAGAAGCATGCGGCGGCTGAGCGAGCCGAGGAATTGGAAGCCAAGGTGAGGGATTTGGAGACAAGGATCTCGCAAAGTCCTTCCCTGGCGCCGACTCCTGAAAATCCGTTAGTGAGTGTTAATTCGATTGATGATTTAGCTAAGCGAGCCAGCGATGCGCAGCGTGTTAAGCTATGGGCGCTGGAAAACTTGGATGGCGGCGAAGTGGATGATGGGAAAGGGGGAACGACTTTTCTGGATGGCCAGAAAGTTAAACAGCTCTTGTCCTTATCGGAGGGATTGCTTTCTCAGCATATCCCTGAGCGCCGGCAGTATTTGCAAAATCGCGCAGCTTTTGAGGCGGAAGCCAAGAAAGCTTACCCCAATCTATATAAGGCGGGGACTGAGGAAAACCAGACTCTGAATTCTTGGGTCAAGATTTTTCCAGCGGTACAACGTTTTCCTGATTTTCAACTGATTATTATGGATGCGCTGGCCGGCCAAAAAATGCGTTTTGCCAAAAGCAAATCAGTAAACAACGGACAGAAAGCTTCTCGTACTCCTACTCTGGCGGCGCCTTCTCCCAGTGCTGGTGAAAAGGTTCAACCCAAAAATGTTCTATCAAAAGATCTCTTTAACAAGATCGCGACAGATCGCCACGCACTTGACGCGTTTAGCGAAACGCTGATCGGGTCGGGGGGATCGTAACAAACGAAGAGTTTTTCTGTTATGGCTGGATTGCTTGAAATAAATCAAGTCGGCAAGCGTGAGGATTTTGCCGACGTGATTGCGATGGTTGATGCTAAGGATATGCCTTTTACCTCGATGGTGCCCAAGGGAAGCGAGCCCGCAAACACCATTTTCGATTGGCAAGCTGATGCGTATTCCGCTGCGGCTTTGGGCGGTATTGTAGATGGACTGGATGTCTTAAGTACGGATTACGTGAATGAGGCGGCGAACCGAGCGAAATTGCATGGAAGAATCCAAAAATTCCGGAAGCCGTTCCTAGTGAGCGATATGGCTCAGAACGTTTCCGACGTCGCGGGAATCGGGAAACGCGGTGAGATGAAGCGAGCGATTTCGCACGCGATTGTCGAATTGAAACGCAACATGGAAGGAACGTTCTGCAGTGATCAGGACAGCCAAGCCGACAATGGTACAACGCTTCCTTATCTGACTCGTGGAATGGGGAGATGGATTACCAATACGGCGCAAGGCGATCAGCCGGTTCCAGCAGCTTATTTAACGCCGGCGACGAGCATCATCACTAAGACGACAGCGACCACGATTGAGGATGATTACAACGCGATGTGCGAGAGCGTTTATCGGCAGACGGGACAGCAAAAAGATTTTGATCTGATTTGCGGAACGGCTGTTAAAAAGATGTTTTCATCCTTCGCGGCGTGGGTTCCCTCTGCGGTTACGACGGTTCCTCTTCGCCGATTTAATCAGGATGCCGTTGATAAGCAAATCATCAACACGGTTGATTTTTGGCAGGGAGATTTTGGATCTTGCAAGTTGATCGTGTCCCTCTTTTTAGCCTTAGACAGCGCCCCTGGCAATATCCAGAATGGCCGCGCTTATCTGATCAATTGGGACAACATTGAATTGCGTTATGCTCGTCAGCCGGCTTACAAGGAGCTTCCTGATATGGGCGGAGGCCCGCGTGGGTTCGTTGACGCGATTTGCGGGCTCGCAGTCTTCAATCCTCTTGGCCTCGCAAAAGTAGCGCCAACTGCTTGATATTGAGGCACTTACGTAAATATGATTAGTGGCTGGGAATCCCTGGCCGAGAGTTTGACTGCAGCGTTTGGGGAAGGGTTCGTTGAGGATTTTAAGCGAACGCTGCAGGACGAACGTCGTGCTAAGGAAGAGTTACTATTGGGGGAGCAACGCAAAATTGCTGCTGCTTCTGAACGACTTGAACAATGCGCTATTGATGGAATAGGAGAGCGTTATATGTCTTTGGAGCCAGGCGTGTTCTGGCATTGGATAGCCAAAGAGGGAAGGCAATGCTGGAATGATCCGACGTTTCGCCGAGAATTTCTGCGCGACAATCCTGAGGTTAGAGTTCGAACCCGACCTCGAAAAACTAGCGTGGTACGACCATGAGCCCGAGCGTATCGACAACGAAAGTTCTTTACGATGTGGCGAGACGGATCGGCCTAGATCCTGATGTCAACCTCTCGCCCGATCAAGCTCAAGAAATCTTAGGTTTCCTAGATGATCGGCTTCGCGAGGGGTGGGAGTTGTATGATTTTCTTGAGATTACCGAAACTGAGGAACGCGCATTTAGAAACGATTACGACACTACCAAGTGCTACCCCGCTGGCGAGTATGTCTGGGACCCTTGCACTCGGCAGTATTACCAAGCAGTGAACGACGGGGTTGGTGGCCCCTTATCCAATGCCAAGATCTGGACGCCGTACTCTAAAGTCTCGCCAGCGTATATCGAGTGGGAACAGGTCAATAAAACGCCGATCGGCGCGGGTTTTAAGGCGTATACCGCTAATCCATACGAGGATTCCAATGCTGTTGAAATCCCCTTTATCATCTCACGGCGTGGATTGGAGTTTGACCCGCGGGAAACCGGCGCGACGGTTTGGCTTAATTTCAGGCTTCCTTATCCGGGGTTGGGGCTTTACGAGTGGAGTGTTACGCAAGTA